TTTTTTATTATTTTTTTAAAAATTTTTAAATCAGGGAAATTCGATTAACAAATTTTGATATACATATTATATATGAAGCAAATTGATACATCATCCAAACAATCTATATATGATACGTTTTATAACACGAGAGCGTGGCAGAGACTACGTAGGCAAGCAATTAAAAGAGATAAAAATGAGTGTGTCTTCTGCAAGCAAGCGGGCAAGCTAACGACTAAGAGACTTGAGGTTGACCACATCAAGCAGGTTAAGGATCATCCTGGGCTAGCGTGGGATCTCGACAACCTACGTACTCTCTGTCATGATTGTCATGACAAGAGACATAATCGATATCAATCAACGATTAAATTTGATGATGAAATGTTTGATTGGTAGGTTTACACGATTTCTTAAATCCGTACGATATACCCCCCCGCTCGTATAACGTACGTTTTTTTGAAAAATCTGTAAACCGTCGGATGCTTAACTAACCAAAAACACACGTCATTTTAGACATTTGGGGGTCTAAAATTTCAAAAACACGAACATTAGCTGTAAACCTAGGAGGATTCATACGGAATGGCAAAGACAAAAAAGCAACAAAAAATGAAGGAATTAGAGGCAGAATTGAGGTCTCTAATTGATGAAAATAACGCTATTGAAGTTGAGAAAGTAGATAGATACTTGAACTTGGTAGGTATTTTCTATGAATTAGATAAATCAATTAAAAAAGATGGCGTTATGGTGTTGACCAAAAACGCAAGCCAGACATTCTTAAAAGAAAATCCAGCAGTCACCAGCAAAACAAAAGTGAATGCTTCTCTAATCAAGCTGGATTCTTTCTTTGATAAAAAACGTGAAGAACTTTTGGCCAAACAAGCGAAAAGTAATGACATTGACGAGGACGACTTCGTTTGATACAAAAATACGTAGATGCATACGTTGAAGATTTTAAGTCTGGTAGAATTGATGTAAACGAGGAGCGCAAAGAACTCTTTGAATATCTTGAACATGAGATAGAACCAAGAGTAAAGAGTGGTGAGATTTACTTTGACGAGAAGAAGATAGAAGATTGCATTGGTTATATCGAGAAGTGGTTCTTCAAGTTAGAGCCTTTCCAGAAGTTTTTGATACCGTTTATCTTTTTGTTCTTCAAAGAAAATGGCTTGATAGTCTTTCGCAAGTTCTTATACATGATGGCTCGTGGTGGAGGGAAGAATGGTCTTATTTCTGGTATCTGTAGCTTCCTATTAACGCCTATGCATGGGATAAAGAATTATAATATCTCTATCGTGGCTAACAGCGAAGACCAAGCTAAGACAAGTTTCAAGGAAATTTATTCAATCATTGAAGAACATGAGAAGCTTAAGAAGTTGTTTTATCCAACGAAGTCTGAAATCCTAAATAAGCAGACGAAAAGTATTATTAAATATCGCACATCAAACGGGGAAACAAAAGATGGTCTACGTGATGGTGCGGTTATCTTTGATGAAATCCACCAGTACGAAAGTAACAAAGATGTACGGGTTCACTTATCTGGTTTAGGTAAGGTTGCAAACCCTAGAGAATTCTATATCGGTACAGATGGTTACGTCCGAGAAGGATTTATCGATAAGATGAAGGAGAAGGCTAAGAATGTTTTGTCTGGTAAGGCTAGATGGAACTCACTATTTCCTTTTATCTGCAAAATAGATACCATCGAGCAAGTGGATGATAAGACCAAGTGGCAACTTGCACAGCCAATGTTTCACGAACCAATGAGTGCTTATGCTGCTAATTTATTTGAAACGGTTCTGGAGCAGTACGAGGACTTACAAGACGACCCTTCAAACCGTGAAGAGTTCCTTACAAAGCGTATGGACTTTCCTATTGTGGACACGGAAAGAAGTGTAGCTACATATAAGGAATTAGTGGCAACTAAACGATGGTCTGAACCATATGAAGGGCAGAAGTGCATAGGCGGTTTTGACTTTGCGTCTACCCGTGACTTTGCAGCAGTCGGTCTGTTGTTCAAGTGTGGAGATGACTACGTGTGGAAAACTCATTCTTTCGTCCGCAAAGGGTTTGTAGATGCTACTTATGGATATAGCAAACCTAAGGATACTATTAATGGGAAACGCCAATTCGCCCCTATCAGATTGTGGGAAGAGAAAGGGTGGCTAACCGTGGTTGATACGCCTACTATAGACCCCAGATTGATTGTTAACTGGTTTGTGGAGCAGAGAGACCTATATGCTTTTGACATAGACACTATCTTAGGCGACTACTTCCGTATGGATTTACTACGTCCTTTGTTCCTTGATGCAGGTTTTGAACAAGTAGTCCGAGAGGCTGATAGGGAAAGAATACCGTCAGGCTATCGATTAGAGGTTATCCGCAACCCTAGAGCAGTAGATAGCTTGCTTGCTCCTAGAGTGGAGAATGGTTTTGCTAGTTATAAGATATTGTTTGGTGAAAATGATATGATGCGCTGGTATACTAATAACGTCCTACGGCATTTAAAATCAGATGGTAACGTTGAATATATCAAGAAAGAAGATGTCAGACGGAAGACAGACGGCTTTAAAGCCTTCCTGTGTGCAATGTATCGTGTTGATGAATTAAATGAACCTAGCTATGCATTTGATGAATTCTACGACGATATCATGGAATGGTACGGTTAGAGGAAATTTTTAAATTTTATTTTAATATAATAGACTTAAAGTAGGAGTAAGGAAGGCTAGACAGCACCACCTGCTAAAACGGTTTACCTCATTTCAATTTCAGGTCTAGGACCTGCAGTTCGATTCTGCTGACTCCTATTGATAGTCCTTAGCTACCATCGGGGCTATCAGGTTTCGATTCGTAAGAATCTCCTTTATTTTTGGGACACCTTAGGGTGTCTTTTTAATGTAATATAAAGTGTTGCAACAACGGAAATTACAATGTTTTATTGAGATAAAATAGTATTGTGGACATGGAAGGCAAAGAGCGCCTTCCTTTTTTTATTACCACTAGGAAGGAGGAAACTATGGGGATAATCAATTATATTTTTCAACGTGGCAAGCAGAGAGTTTCTTATGACTTTGACGGGTTGTTTGAGAATATCCAACAAAACGCCATGAAGTCTATCGCATTAGAAACTTGTGCAAACTATATCGCACGCACTTTTTCTAAATCATCCTTCCTATTCGATGGTGATGCCAAGAGCAAAGCGGAACATTGGGGGTATCGTTTCAATAACCTTGCCAATCCAAACCAGACTGCTACTGAGTTTTGGTCTAGCTTTGTTAAGACACTTATTCAAAACGGTGAAGCTCTAGCCTATGTCAATAGTAACCATGAAATGTTCGTTGCTGATAGTTACGTGCGCAACCATCAGATGACTGGTGATACGTTCAAAATTACGGTAATCCAAAACATCCCAGTCAATATCGATGCTACCAGAGAAGAAGTGCTCTTCGTAGAGGTCGAGAATGACGATTTAAGGGCGTTTGTCAACGACCTGTGGGAAGATTACGGAACTGTTCTTGGAAAGCTACTGCAGAGCCAAAAAACGGCAAATCAGCTACGTTTCCACATGGAGATACCAAGAGATAGCGTAAGAGAACGTGCTAGAGAGTTGGCAAACCGATCAGAAGCAACTGGTGACGATAAGACCAACAAGAAAGATAACTTCGTGACAGCGGTTAAGAAGAAGTTAGAAAACGATTCTGTTGTTCCTATCATCTTACCGAACGGTGCGAAGTATGAAGAGTATCGCTCGCAAACAAGTTCTAAGGTTTCATATATTGAAGATATTGCAAAAATGAAAATGCAATACATCAACGATGTGGCTGATATCCTTGGTATTCCTAACGGGCTTATCCACGGAGACTTAGCCGACAATCAAAAGAATTATGATACATACATCACTACCGTTATTGAGCCTCTGGCTAAGAAGATTGCTTCAGCTATGACGCATATCGTCTTCACTAAAGCAGAGGTAACAAAAGGCAACAACATCCGTTTGGTCGGTTTTAAAAACTACGACCTTTTTTCTTTGTCTTCTAGTATCGATAAATTGCTTAGTTCTGGTTCATTTACAAGAAATGAAATCAGACAGGAGCTTGGATATAAACCAGTTGAAGGCGGTGATAAATTCTTGCTTACGAAAAATTATATGGAGTTAGACTCCATAGGAAAGGATGACCATGAAAAGAATGGAAATTAACGGTGTCATTGTAAACGACAACGATAAATCAGTTTATGAATGGTTTGAGCAGAGCGCTACATGTCCGAAAGATGTCAAGGAGTTCTTGGCAACATTAGACGGTTATGAACCTATTCAAGTTGCTATTAATTCTCAAGGTGGTTCTGTTTTTGCAGGTAGTGAAATCTACACGCTCCTTAAATCTTACCAAGGAGAAGTAGAAGTTGTGGTAACAGGTCTTGCTGCAAGCATCGCAAGTGTCATCATGATGGCTGGAGATAAAATCAAAATGTCACCTACAGCACAAGTCATGATCCACAATGCAAGCATGGTCGCACAAGGAGACTACCGAGACTTATCTCACGCAAGTGAAGTGATTGAAAATACTTCAGTATCTCTTGCTGACCTTTATCAGCGCAAAACTGGAAAACCTATTGAAGAAGTACGGGAGCTAATGGATAAAGAAACATTCTTTACCGCTGAACGTGCTTTGGCAATCGGCCTAGTAGATGAAATCCTATTCATGGAATCAGCACCAGCCGTTGTCGCTTCCTTCGGTGCTATTTTCCCGCAGGATAAAATCATGGAACTAAAAGCAAGTATGGAGCAAAGAGAACAACTCAATATCCTACTTGTCCGCATTGAGGCTTTAGAGTCTAAACTAGAGCAATTTAAAAAACCTTCAACTCCGAAGGCAGAAGAGGAAGCTGTACAACATGATGTACTAGCTGACTACTTATTTTATTAAAGAAAGGACTATCCAATAAATGACAATTAATCTTACTAAACTACCACGCTATCAAGAAGCAGTGGCAAAATTCACAGAAGCTGTTGGAAACAATGTTGATTCTGAACAGCGCAACGAACTATACGCAGAAGCTATGTCAACAATGGGAGAAGAACTCCTTGAAGTTGTATCAGAAGCAAGCAAGAAAGAAGCGGAAGAACTCTTTAACACATTCCAAAAGAATCCTAAGATGTCTGCTAATGAAATCAAATTCTTCAACGAGATCAACAAGAATGTTGGTACTAAGAATGGAGCGCTTCTTCCAGAAGAAACAGTTAATCAAGTATTTGATGAATTGGTTCAAGAACATCCATTACTTTCTATCATCAACTTCAAAAACGCTGGAGCACGTTTGAAAGCTCTTACTGTTAAAACAGAAACTGGTACTGCACAATGGGGCAAGATCAGTGATGAAATCAAAGGTCAGCTTGACGCTACTTTTGAAGAAAAAGGCTTCGAGCAAAACAAACTTACTGCATTTGTGGTAATTCCTAAAGATGCATTGAAGTTTGGCGCCACTTGGTTGAAACAATTCGTTATGGAGCAAATCAAAGAAGCTATGTCAGTAGCTCTTGAAGATGCTATCGTAAACGGAACTGGTGAATCTAAACCAGTAGGGCTTATCAAAGACCTTTCTAAAGGTACTGTACAAAGCGATAAAGTTGTTTACAGCACTGATAAAGAATCACTTGCGAGCCTTGCAACATTGACTCCTGAAACTGCTGCTAAACTTCTTGCACCAGTTATGAAACACCTTTCTGTATCAGACAAAGGTAACTACTTGAACATCGCAGGTCAAACTTACTTGCTAGTAAACCCTGCTGATTACTATGGATTGGTTGCACAATTCACTTACTTGAACGCTCAAGGTGTTTACACAGCAGTCCTCCCATTCGGTATCCAATTGGTTGAATCTAAAGCTATTGCTTCTGGTAAAGCTATTGCCTTTGTAGCAAACCGCTATGATGCATATATCGGTGGTGGTGTAGCATTGGAAGAATTTGACCAAACATTGGCTATTGACGACTTGCAATTGGTTACTGCTAAGTCTTACTGGTACGGTAAAGCGAAAGACAACCACGTTTCAGCACTCCTTACACTTGCGGGTGGATAAGAAAGGAGTAGCCTATGAAGGTTAGAGTATTAAAGGGTTTCGAAGACTTCGATGCAGGCGTTATCCGTCAAGCAGGAGAAGTCTTCGAAGCTACCAAGGTACGCTTTAAAGCACTACAAGGCGCCCTACCAATGGACTTTGTAGAAGAAGCTGAAGAAGAAACAGAGGAGTAAAGAAGCATGGCTATTGATACAGCTAATTTTGTAGATAAAAACCTACAAGCATTCAAAGAACGTATGCGCATTACAAGCGGAGACGAAGATGAACGCTTAAAAAGAATGTTAACCTCTAGTATCGTAGCCACTACTTCACTTGTCGGAGCAACAGAACTTGATGAAATGCTGACAGAGTTAACCTTTGAACGTGCTAGATATGTCTACCATGATGCATTAGATGAATTTCAAAAGAATTATGCAGATGAAATTGAACTACAGACCTTCCTCAATTCATTGAAGGAGGGATGATATGCTGAGAAAAAAATCTATTAAAGATGAAAAGGTAGACAACGGAAAGCTAAACACAATGGTTATTTTCTCATCAGCAAAACCAAAAGGAAGATTGCCTAGCCAAGCGCAAGAGCAGAAAGAATTGTTCAAAGCTTGGGCAGAAGTCTATAACCCATCACTAAAAGATATCGAGATTATGAGAGGCAAAGGGATTCAACGTGCGGTAACAATCGTCATAAGGAATCCTTTAGGCTCTTATTTACCAAAGAACAGTCACTTTGTAACCATCAAAGACAAGGCTTATGAAGGTCTTTGGGGAATCGAAGATATCCGCCCTAGTGATCGATACATCACATTACTGTTGAAAGGAGATTTCAATGGAACGGTGGGGAATTAGTGTTGAGGGAGTAGATGAAGTCCTTAGAAACCTAAACAACAAACTTGGTTCTGGAAGAAGAAACCGCATTAGCCGTGAAGCGATTAATTACGCTGCAGAATTCGCTGAGAATGACCTAAAAGAAGTAACGGGTACATTCCAACGAACAGGCAGAACAACGCAAGAGACGACTCACTCAGAGGCTAGAAAGATAGGCAGTGAATTCTTCCAAGCTAAAGTAGGTTGGGGAGCTGGTTCACGTTGGAGACTAGAACACTTGAACGAGTTTGGATTTACTAAGTATGGTAAGACGTACCCTCCTAACGGAAGTATCAGAGGATTCGGGAAGCTAAGGCAGTATGCAGAAGCACAGCAAGCTCCTTTTGCTGAACGTATGCGTGAGAAATTGGAGGAATTAGCTAGATGAAGAATATGGGAGACGTTATCTGTGACGCATTGGAAAAGCTAAACTTAGAAGATGTGCATATCGGTATGTTTCAGCGCCCAGAAAGTCTAGCAGGAAACGCAAGCAGTATTGTTTTGATTGCATTAAATCCTCCTAGTCAGAGCGCATTTGCAAGCGACAAGTTCTTGAAAAGACATTTTACTTATCAGATTAACGTAGAAAGTAGTGACTACTACGAGACAAAGAGGCTAGCTAGAGAAGTTGAGAAAGTTTTGTTAGATTTAAACTTCTTTCAACAATCAGGTGGCTTAGATGAATACTTTGAGGGGACGAAGCGGTATGTTGATGCAAGAACATACCGTGGTTCAGCTCAACTCTATGATATTGAATATTGAAAGGAATTAATTAAATGACATTAGTTGGTTTTAAACGTGCAACTATCCGTGTGTTTGGTGGTACTCCAGATACCCCTACACTTGGAACAAACGTATTTAAAGTTGAAGGTAAGCAAGGGGAAGGTGCTACGCAAACAGCAAACATCACTGGTTTATCTTCTGATCCATTAAAAACCTTTGGTTCAGACTTGGCTTACTACGTATCAAACAAAGGTGTAGGTGATATAAAGGTTGATATTACATTACTTGATCTTTTGGAAAAAGCAGTTAACACAATCCTAGGATACAAAGAAAAGAATGGTTTGGTATACATCGGTGATGACACAGAGCCTCCATACTGCTCTTTGCTTCTGGAATCTGAAACTCTTGCTGGTGAAAAAGCCTATATCGGTTTCTTCAAAGGTCAGTTCTCTGCAGCAGATATTGACATGAAGACTAAGAAAGGTTCACAAGAAGAGCCAGACGGTGACAAGTTCAAGTTCTCTTCTATCGCTTCTGACGCTGATGAAACTAAAGGTTCTTACGTTGTGAAGTACATCGGTAAAGATGATGAGAAAATCAAAGCGATGAAGAAACAACTTGGTATTGAATCTGTTTAATAGCACAAGATGGGGCACCCCATCTTTTTTTCTTTTTAGAAAGGAATCACAATGACAAAATTAAAGTTGACTTTACGAGACAAAAACGATGATAAGGTAACGTATGAACAAGACAAAGTACCTGCACGCAAGGTATTGGAATTTTGGGATTTACAAGCAAAGCTAGAAAGTGGTGAAGCTTATTCTCCTAAAGATTATCTGATGGATAGAATTGAGTTTTGCGCTTCTTTATTCTCAGCGAAGAAAGTGACAGCAAAAGCCATCCTTGATGGATTGAATGCATGGGAACTTGAAGAAACTGTAGACGATATCATCTTAACAGCCATTGGAGTGAGAAAAGAAGAAGACCCAAAGCTACAGGAGTTAGCCCGTCAGATGGTAGAGAAAGATTCCTCAAACTAGTTAAAAGCCTTGTCGCAAACGGTAGCGGATTTACAATCAATGACATTATGGAAACAGACTTTGAAACCCTCATAGCTGTATTAAATACAGATATTGAGGAAGAAGAGAAAGAAGAAGTCATGTCATTGGAAGACTTTATAAAGAGCACAGGAGGTGGTTAAGATAGCAACACCATTAGGAAATATGGTTGTCCACCTTGGCTTGGACAATTCTGGTTTTGCTCAAAAGCTAACAGAATCAAGTAACAGTCTAAAGTCCTTTCAACGTAGTATCGCAACGTATGACAGGCAACTCCGAACCAGTGATGCACATATCAAGTATGCCAAGAATGGGGCAGAAGCTTTCAGGGCATACGGTGATAAGATAAACACTTTAAAAGGTGCTATCCAGCAACAATCGCTTTATCAGAATAAGCTAGCCCAAGACTTTGAGAGAAGTAAAACTGCAACGGGAGAACTAACAGACCAGTCCTACAGATTGGCTAAAAGCTACCAAGAAGGTCAAGCGAAGTTAGTCGCTTACCGTGGAGAGCTTGCTAACGCTATTAAGGAGCAGTATTCACAGCATAGTGTTATTGCACGAGCAGGGCAAGGGTTGACAAATATTAGCCAAGGCCTCGGAAGGATTAGTTCTGCTACAAGAGGTATGTCTGCTGCTTTAACAATTGGTTTTGGTGCAGCAGTCAAGAGTGCAGCAGAGTTTGAAAATGGCATGATGACCATTCAAGCCCTGATTGCAGATGATGTACCAGCGACTAAGCTGACTGGTGTTATGACGCAGTTAAGTGATTCTGTTAAGAAGTACGCAACCGAGTATGGTTTGTCTACTGATGTAGTCATCGAAGGTATGACTGAAATGATCCGTAGGGGTTACGACGCCAATCAAACGATGGCGGCAATGCCTCACGTATTGGAAGCAAGTAAAGCTTCTGGTGAACACTTCGGAACGGTAATGCACGCAACTACTGCAATTCTTGAACAGTTCAACCTGAAAGCAGAAGATACTCAACGAGTGACAGACAGCTTAACATTCGTAGCTAATAAGACCGCAGCGGACTTTTCTAGTATCGGTGTGGCAATGGAATATGTCGGCCCGATGGCTGCAACCGCAGGTATATCTTTAGAAGAAACTGCAGCAGCGATCGGTTTGCTTTCCCAACGTGGTATCGAAGGTGAAAAAGCTGGTACGAACTTACGTAACGTACTGACAGCCTTGGTAAAACCTACTAAATCACAGAAAGCTGCATTTGATGAACTGGGCATCTCTATTGATGAGTTTAAAGCAGGAAACCTCACTCTTGCAGATGTCTTAGACTTAGCACGCAAGAACACCGAGGGTCTAACTGGTGCGCAAAAGGCAGCGCTTTTTTCTCAAGCAGTAGGTAAAACAGGGCAAGCAGGTTTCAACGCTTTGATCGCACAAGGCGGAGACGCCTTGCGTAACCTGACTAAAGAAACTGAAAACGCCCACGGCGCAACCAAAAGGATGGCTGAAACAATGATGCAGTCATCACAAAATCAATTGGCGAAAGCCAAAGCAGAGTTTGAAGTATTGGGTATTGAGATTGGTTCTAAACTGCTTCCGATTATCAATGACTTCCTGAAAGAAGGAATCAAGGTGATCGATTGGTTTAAAGAGCTATCACCAGAAACTCAAACGATGATTGTTAAGTTTGGTCTTGCAGCAGCAGCAGTCAGTCCATTTACAGGCGCTCTCAGTTTGCTAACTGGTGCACTTGGAAAAACACTAAGCGGAGTAGCAAAGTTTGTAGGCAGTATTAAATCTGCTATAGGAGTTTTCAAATCTACAGAAGGTATAGCTTCAATCGCTTCTTCCTTCACAGGGATTGGAAGTTCTGCTTCAATTGCTGCGGAAAGTGTAGGTGGTCTAGCAAGCAAAGGTTCATTGCTTACAGCTCTGTTCAATCCAACAAGCGCTGTTATTGCTGGTGTAGCTCTATTGGCTGGTGGATTAGCTTATTTAAGTTATCAACAGGATAAAGCTAGAGAAGCTACAGAAGAGTTTGGTGTTGCAGTTAGTGATACAGAGCGGAGAGAACTTAGACAATTCAAGAATACGGTTGACGAATCCAAGAACGCCATTAATGATTTTGTGAATCAAGCAGATGGTGTTGAGAAGGCAAGCAAAGCCTTTAAGGATATGTACGACAGTATTGTTAAGTCTGCAGCGGAAGCTGATGCCAAGGTTTCAAAATTGGCCAAGAAGTGGGGACTAAGCGAAGAGCAAGTAGAGAACGCTAGAAAACACAACCAAGCTGTTGTGGATAACACATCAGCCATGATGAATCAGGTAAATGAGATTTACCAACGGCACAACGGTGATGTGAGCAAGTTCTCAGCAGAAGAAAAAGAAATTGTTTTGAATGCTCAGGACGAAATGATCAAAGCCAAGTTAGATGTTATGCACCTTTCCAAGAAGAAACAAGCAGCAATCCTAACAGCTTTGAATGGAGAAATCTACCAACTTAACGAGACGCAACTTAAACAAAGTAAGGCTTCACTAGAAGAAGCTATGAAAGCCGAGAATAAGTATTATCAGAAATCTAAGGAAGAACTTAAATTCCTATTGGAAGAAAAGGCTCTTACACAGAAAGAATATAATACCAAACTCGCTACTTTGGAAAGTGAACACTCTTCTACTATGGAGCGTATCGGTGGGAAGTATTACGAAGTCATGCAGGCTTTAGATTGGAAGCTGAAAGCAAGAACTGGCCAAAGTTGGAATTATTGGGAAGAAGCCAAGAAGACGTTGGAAGAATACGGACTTTCTTATGAAGAAATTGGTAAGAAAGCGTCTGAGGCATCTTCTAAGGTTGGTAATTCTCACAGCATGTTAGCCAAGTATACGAAAGATATGTCTCAAAGCACAAGAGAAGCCAATGACGCTTGGTCTCTCTTGGTTGGGAACATTGATAAAAACGGTACATTTACTGTTAAATCAAATGTAAAAGAAGTGATTGGAGAAGCTACTAAATCTGCTGAAGGTTGGGAGAAATTCAAGTTCATTGCAAAAAACGCAAACATCACCACCAACGCTAGAGCAACAATAGCGGAAGCGTTAGTTGAATCTGGCAAGTGGAATGAAATGACTCCTGAAGAGAAGAAGTTGATCGTGGATGGTAAGTCTGGACTGCAAGCTATCTTCGATAGCGAAAGTCACTTGAAGACTTGGAACAGTATGCCTGCTGAAGTTAAACAATTATTGATGGATAACAAGGAAGTTATGAGTAAAGCTTCTCTTGCTAAGTCCGCATTAGATAATTGGAATTTGTTAACTCCGCAACAAAAAGAACTTATCGCAAAAGATACGGAAGTTCGTAATGCTGTTAATCGATCTACACAGACACTTACTGAATGGGATGCGACAAATCCATTCCCTAAAGATTTAAAAGTGAATCCAGAGAATGGGATATTAAATACACAACTAACCATTGACAAACTTGCACAGTGGAATGGAACACCCGCTGATGTAAAACAAATTAAAGTAGATCCAAGTTCCGCTGTTGAAGGTTCTGCAATAGGTGTAGGCGCTCTTGGTGCATACAACTCCTTTGGTGTTCCTACCAAACCTATTACAGCAGACGCTTCAAACGCAACCTCTCAAGGTCAATTGGCCATCAATAAACAGAGCGAGTGGAACGCTCTAGGCAGTCCGACTAAGCCTATTACTGCTGATTCATCTAATGCGCTAAACGCTGGACAGTCAGCTATTAATAAGCAAAGTGAATGGAATGCCTTGGGTAGTCCAACTAAACCAATCACAGCAGATGCTTCAAGTGCTGTTGGTGCAGCACTATCCGCAGGCAATAGTATCCGTTCTATCCCAACCTTCTGGCATACAACCATCACGGCTACTGAAGTAGTGAATAGAGTTGTAAATAGTGTCGGTCGTCTGTTTGGTTATGAACGAGGTACAAACTACCACAAGGGCGGTATGGCCGTAGTCAATGACGAAAGCGGGCCTTTGTATCGTGAGTTGGTAACACTACCGAGCGGTGAAGCGTTTATCCCTGAAGGGCGTAACGTTATGTTATCACTACCACGAGGTTCTAAAGTCTTACGGGCTAGTATGACAAAGAAGCTATTCCCTCACTACAAGGATGGTATTGGTTACGAGAAATTCTCTGAGAACTCTCCATTCTTCCAAAAGATAAATTCTGTTAGAACTACAACTGTTACAACAAATAACAATCAGTCTTCTGACTCCGAAAGTTTTGAAAAGATTATGGCTAAGTTCTCTGATATGCAAGCTCAGATGATGAGCAAGGTAATTGAATTACTTGAGCGTAAAGGAAATCAGAAAGTCATCATCAATCAAAGAGAGTTCGGTCAGTTGGTAGAAGACATCACGCACACGCAAAAAAGCCAAGCACGGCTTAACTACTATTATTGATAGGAGGTTTTAATGGTAGCAGTATACAGTAGTAAGGCTAAAATTAAGCCTTCTGACAATATCACACTAAATGGCGTTGACCTGATGGATGCAATTCCTCAGTATCGCCAAGTCAAAGTATCAGGCAGAGGATTGGTTGGTCGTGAAGTTAACACAACAACCATTCCTGCACGGTCTGGTGTGAGAGTTAATTCTCTACAAGAAAAACCGATCGAGCTTGAAGTGGAATATATCCTAGATTGCAATAGTAATGAAGAGCTAAGAGGGGCGTTTGAGAAGCTGAACAAGATTCTTAAAAAAGATGATGTTCTCACCATTCGTTTTGCGGATACTCAAGGCTATAGCTACCAAGGACATTTCACAAATGCGGGTAGTATCTCTCAAACAAATTACTTAGCACAAGGTAGTTTCACTCTGTTCGTTCCGTACCCGTACATGCAGTCAGATAAGCAATCCTCAACTACAGGTCTTGTCCAACTGACGAACGCTTCAATGGTTCTACCTACCAAAATAGAAGCAATGGTATCTGCTAATGCAAATGAAATCACAATTCAAACTGGCTACAACGTCATTAGGTTTAAAGGGAATTACTTAGCAGGCAACAGACTAAAAATAGAGTGGTTAGAAAATGAAATCTCTATCGTGTATGACGGTAGGTCAATCTTAACTGAACTTTTTAGATTGTCTGATCCTGAGAATTTTTTTCTACGAGACGGAACGAGAGTGACTGGTAAAAACATGGTAATTACATTGGTTGAATGGAGGGATGAGAAACAGTGATTTATTTATTTAATCATAAAGAAGAGCTGATACGTATCGTCCCAAAGTCAGCTCTTATATCTGTTAAACATTCTGAGACCTTAACTGATACGCATTATGTTTCTGACCGTCTTGAAGTTGAAATGGAGGACATTCCAGATGATGTCCTTTCTGAGTCCGCTTATGTAGCTATTCAAAAGGAAGACGCATATTACAAGTACCATCTATTCTTTATTGCTAATGTTCAAACATACGACCATATAATTCATTTAGATTGTGTCCAATCTGGTATAGAAGAACTGCGAAAGAGTTATGTAGAAGATAGTAGAATCACTCAAGTTACGGCTGTACAAGCTACTGAGTATTTGCTGCAAAATACAAACTGGCAGTTGCGCTACAAACCAGAGACGGAACAAAAGAACTTGACCTTTTATTTCCTATCTGTTTTTGATGGTCTGCTCCGTGTGTGTGACAAGTTCAATCTTGAAATGCAATTCTTCGTTGAAATCAGTTTGAACAGAATCGGTGCACGGTACATCGATTTAAAGAAACGAATAGGAGACAGAACTGGTCAGCGTGTAACCTATGGACATAATGCCTTAAAGATCATCAAGGAAGAAGAACGAGCAGAGTTTTACACAGCCGTTATCGGTCTTGGTAACTCTGAGATTGTTTCTGTTCCAGAAGCTAATGACGACAGGCGGAACGGTTACAGTCGCAAAAAAAATTTCAAGGATTTAGTGTGGACAAAACCACAGAATCCTTTGAACAAGGCTAAAGGTGTTCCTTACTTAGAGCTTGCTGAACTTACTGAGAAGTATGGTATCAAATCAGATACGGGTATGAGGCCAAGGATTGGTAAGGTTGATTTTGATACAGACGACCCTAACGAGCTGATTCAAATGACCTATGATTACCTTATAGCGAATGCTCACCCTAAAGTGACTTTCTCTACTACAACGGCATACCTGAAAGGTGAAATCGGTGATACTGTTCGTGTTGTTCGTCCAGATATGAACATCGACTATGAGACACGTATCTTTGAAATCAAACGAGAGAAACTTTCAAATGAAGTTATCGAGATTAAGCTAGGCGATCAGATAAACCAATCTGACGGTCTGAAAGAGTTGCAACAAAGCCAATCTGAATCAGATCTTCAAAACTCAACGGTAGAGCTTTCTAAGAAGAGAGCGCTAGACTTCCTAGATGGGGCGGGAGGATTTAATCGCAACTGGTACAGGAGCGAAGACCCCCCGACTGATAAAGTGAAAGTCGGCGACTTGTGGTACAAACCAGATCCAGACCATGAAGGCCACCACATCATGTATACATGGGATGGCGAACATTGGATTGAATTGGTAAGAACCTTTGGAAATAAATGGGCTGACCAGATTAAAGACGACTTTAAAAAAGAAGTTGATAAAATCAACCAAGCGATAGCCACACAAGAGCAAAAAACACAAGAGGCTTTAGCTTCTTCTGGTGCTAGTGCATCGGCAGTAGAGGCTATGAAGAATTCGCTAGAGTCTTTAAAGACTTTACCTGATACTGTAGAGAAGAAGATTGCAGATTACAAGCAATCCACAGATGGACGCTTTGCCAATCTTGCTCAACAGTTTGCAGATAAGATAGAGTTCCAACGGGTGCAAGAAACATCTAAGCTCTATGAGCGAGTTTTAGGTTCTAGTGAAAACTCGGTAAGCGATAAAATAGCTAGGCTTGTAATGAGCAATGAGATATTCCAAACCGAGGTGAGGTCTATCAGTAGTTCAGGCGGGCCTAATATGATCCGTAATTCAAGGATGGACGATGGCTTGAATTATTGGGAAGGCGAGAATCTGAAACGGTGGAGTCATTCGTTTTATTTTAACGAACAGAAGTATATGTTTATGCTTTTGCAAAAGTCTTGGCTTAAATCACCACGCTTTTTGCTTAAGAGAAACACGAGCTACAAATTAAACTTTTTCGGCTTTAATTCTGGTAACACAAAGTATTTAAAAATAGTTTTACGAAAACGCAAAAAAGGCGATACACAAGATTACACAGCTGAGGAAATTTTATTTAATGAAAGTGCGTGGCCAATCCTTAATACCTCGCAAGCCGTACACAAATCTTTAGGTTTTGATACCAAGGATTTTGACGAAGGTTATCTCTACATTGAAAATGGTGGGCCTAATAACGGAGCGGATAAATGGTCTGGTGTATTCTTGACCGAGTTCGACCTATACGAAGGAACAGCTGACCGTAAATGGCAACCAGCTCCAGAAGATTCTGAAACAAAAATAGATGCGGTCAGCACCAAGGTTACTCAGTTGGCTGGTTCATGGGCTGTTCAAAACCTGAACTCAAACGGTGATATTGTATCTCAGATTAATGCTGTAGGTAGTAACGTCCGTATTCAAGGGGAAGTTATCCACTTGAATGGTAAAACTCTGATTGATGATGCTATTATCAAAAGCAGTATGATCGCCAATATATCAGCAGACAAGATAACAGCAGGTACGTTAGATGCAGGAATAGTAAACCTCATCAATCTAAATGCAAACAATATCGTCAGCGGTAAGCTTCAAGGTTTAACCATGCGTGGCGGTATGATTGAATCTCTAAACGGAGAGTTAAGGATTGACTTGCAAAAAGGTATCTGGACATCTACTGGTGAGGAATCTGTCATCAGACGGATTGAGGGTACAAGTTCTTCTCAGTTTATCAAGCTGAAAAAGGGTGGTTTTATCTCAGAGCATTTCAGGGATACAAACTCAGCCTTAATGATTTTCGGTACAAACCACGACAAGACAGAAAGACACGATAATGAAACCTTCGCAGGGATTCGGATATGGTCTGGTACAGGAGGAGGTTACAAAGAATCTCTTACTGAATTTGTCGGAGACCGTGTTCTCATTTATAACAACGGCAAGTACCGTAGCCCTTGGAACTTCCACGGGAATACAGAAGATGGAAAGACTTATATCTTGCCAATGAACCAAAACGGAGTGAAACACTTCATCGGCCGTGGCGACTTCTTCCTTGAGGGTATTTATTCTAGGAATTTCTACCTATCAGGTGGAGTGAGTGTCGGAGATTATCTTTGGGACTTACTTACTTGTTTTGGTCAATTGGTACAGAATAACGTAGTTAAGGATGGAGCCAAGACGCACATCACAGGAGTTTTAAGAAAACGAGGGTATAAGATTTAATGAACACAACAGATAAGATTATCAATGAACTAGCTATCAAAATAGCCAATATGTCAGTAGAGAATGCAAACTTGAAAGCTCTTCTTAGCGAATCACAAGAAGCATTGGAAGCGATCAATAAAGTGATGGAAGCAAACCCTGAACTGAAAGAACTATTCGACGAAGCAGAGAAAGGAATGTGATATGAAATTTAAAGTAGTAAATAAATATCTACGAGAAGCAAATAAAACATTTGTAGCAATCCGATGCGACGACCCTTACACAGCATACGACCGTGTATTGGAAGGAAACCGCATGGACGAAAGCGATGAATCACTAATCGAAGTTGTAAAACGGATGGTTACAACTGAGTTAGACCCGACAAGCGTCATCACGGATATGCAACAAAAACTGGATATGACATCTAGGCAGACTGACGAAAACACAGAAGTGACAGAACGCTTGGATAAGTTACAAACAATCTTTATTGATTACACTATTTCAAATGGTAATATGCCTTTGAGTACCTACCAAGCGATCTCTAAAATATTACCAACAATGAAAGATAAGAAACGGTATCAAACAGGAGATATTGTTCAAGCTAAATACCCATACGACACCAACCCTAAATACCCTAAAGATTCACCAGTCATCTTGAAGTTTATCGATAATTGGAATTACAACGGAGAAGAAGTTCAAGTATTGATTCAACGTGGAGCGGTTTCAATTGTCATGCCAAACATTCAAGGTGGTGGTGTAGCATGATCCACTTCACACCAGAAGACATTAGTATGATGATTGGCTTTGTCGGTGTCTGCTTAGGTATTTACGGAAACTTCAAAGGGGCGATTATAGCCCAAGAAAAACGCATGGTGATTATCGAGAAAGATGTTGAGAACTTGAGAGAGTTCAAGACCTCAGCTAACAAACGCTTGGATAATCACGATGAACAAAACAAGGCCATTTTGGTCTTGGCAGAACAAGTCAAGGTTTTAAGCGAAGACGTAAGAGAGCTTAAGACTTTAATCACTAGCAATCGATAAGAAAGAAATAAGAGGAAATATAATATGAAAAACATTAACTGGTCTGTACGTTTGAAAAACAAAAACTTTTGGCTTGCTCTTGTACCAGCGCTTGCCTTGCTCTTCCAAGCTTTCGCTGACATCTTCGGCATCAAGCTTGAGTTTGGGGCTACCATTGATAAGATTTTAGTCTTCATCAATGTTCTATTTGCCTTCCTTGTGTTGGTTGGTATCGTCAATGACCCAACTACAGCAGGGCTTACAGATAGCCGTCAAGCGCTTGATTATAACAAACCAAAAGAAGACTAATAAAAAGGAGGAGGTCTTTTGACTACTCAAAGACAATTACTAGATACGCTAAACAGCGTAGTCAATCAACGCCTAACTGTTCCTACGAATCCTTATGGTGCACAATGTGTTGCTTTCATCGACAACATCTTGCAGTACCAAGGATTGTATAATCTCAATTTCAGTTACTTAAACGCCATAGATGGACTAGATAGGGCTTCTATATTAGGGCTTAAAGTAACATACTTCAACGGTTCTAATAACCCACCTGTAGGCTCTGTATTTGTTTCTGATTGCTCTCCATATCATCCGTTCGGACATATCGGCTTTGTGGTAGCAGAGCACGCAGACGGAACGATTACAACCATTGAGCAGAACATAGACGGTAACGCTGACGCTCTCTACAATGGAGGATGGGTTCGCAGAGTTCGTAGAAACTTATCAAGTGATGGAACATTTAGTTATGTTGATTGGAACGCACCAAGCCAACGCATGGTTGGTTGGTTTGAATTACCATTCACACAAGAAGCAACAGCACCACAGCAAGTAAGCACAAAGAAAAGAGGAAAAGAAAAAATGTTAGTTATGCGCAGTCATTCAGGTAAACAAGGATACTTCGGAGTTGTAGGAGATACAGTATTCGGTATTGGACACATCGAAACAGTACAAAGTCTAATCAATGCGGGCGCTGCAGAAATAAGCATCCATGATGACGACTTCAACCGTATCATCGGACAACTTAATGGAGATCTTAAAGCTCTGAGCGGTATTGAACAAAATATCAAAAACTAAAAAATAGAAATATTAAAAATTTAATTCAACCCTACT